CTCCCGTAGCCGTAATGCCTGGAACGTTTTGAGTAGAATCTACCAATGTAACAGAAGTTGTTGAAGCTCCATTAGAAGCAACGACAGCTAATTTATTATCATCAGTTGTGCAAGCAAAACTAGCGTAGTCAAATGGGAAACTTGCCGTGTTCGTTACGAACGAAGCGTCTCTGACATTTTCTCCGATAGTTGAGCCTGTCGTGTTTTGTATCGGTCCTGTTGTAATAGGTCCCGAAAAGTTTGTTTTTGCCATAATTATAATCCTCCTAGTTAATGTAGATCTAGTCTCTAGGCCGTCGACTATACGCGTCTAGATCTAATTAATAATTGTATAGTGATTAAAATATATATGAAATTTGAGTAGAGTGCAAGGGATCCCGTAAAGAAATTACGATTCCAGCGATGTGGCGTTTATTTAAGTAGCCACAGAAACTTCGGGGGCAGAATTCCTAATTGCATTTTCTCTATCTGCAATTTTACGTTCCTCAAGTTTGATCTCAGTAATAGTGTTTTTAATTGCACTATCAATTTCGACCATATCAAGAGTATATTTACCGCTTTGCTCATACTCCAACTGCCACTTCAACTCCAAGGACCGTTTTTGTTTGTACAGGTCTAGTACCATCAACTAACTCCTCGTATGTTATTCTACGGGCATCTCGAAACATTCCCGTTGATTCCCACTTTATACTCTTTTCTCCAATTTTGTCAAGGATTGATTTCTCAATAGATTGAGGGTTATCATCAGCTAAAACCTCAAATTTAGCGTGATAATCATAAGCCCAGATATTTACTAGAAATTTTCGCATTTTGCTTTCTAAAAGTAAATTGTGGCGAGACTATGTCCCGCCACAAAATTTTATTGATTACGCACCTTCGACACCGAAGATACCTCTAGGGTCTGATACGCCAAAAACGTATCTTGCTCTAGCTTTGTATCTAACGTTGCCAGTATCGAAATCGCCTTCCATCTTAGTTGTAAGAGGGGCTCTATCGAAGTGTTTCATACCATTAGGTACATCTGTAATAATGTACCAAGCATCTGTATCTGTTAGGTAATTGTTCACTCTATAACCTTGAGGAATCATTCCCATAGATTTGATTGCATTGATATCATTATCAGCAGTTCCTACTCTACCTTGAGATTTCATCAATCTCTCAGCAGTGAACTGACCAGCAGATGGCACAATCATCTTCACACCTTTAGCAGCAATTTTTAAACCTCTTTCATCAGTTAGCGCAGCAATATCAATTAATGCTTGCTCTAATGAAGTTTCGTTTAAGTCTGCCGCAGTAGTAAGTTCATTCTGCTCTGTACCAGCTACAATAGCGTGGTCCGTTGCACAAAGTTCCTTACTGTCACCGCCAGTATATGAACTGTTAAACGCTCTGTTTAACACGTTAGCTGCTTTAACTTGTTTAGCGTTAGCCATAGATCTAGCTAATGCTTTTGTATAACGAGATGCGATTCTGTCATACAAATTGTCCTCAACCGCTTCTTCAGTGATTGCGAACGCTAAAGCAATTGTTTCATGCGTATAACGAGCAGTGAAGGTTTCGTTAGCGCTGTCAAAAACAACACCTTGTCCTTCTGCTTTTACTTGAGCATTTGCGAATCCAGATAACATAACTTCTTCTTCAAAAGCTCTGTCAGAAGACTCTGTTACGAAGATTTCTTTCGTTTCGTCTGCGTATTGCTTGTATTCCAACCCGAACAAGGCGTTTAAACCAGGCTCGAGCTCTTTTATAAGCTGCTGTCGTGATATTGCCATTAGTCTATACTCCTATGTACTGTAGTTGTAATAAATATGCTCATTGAATTTTACAATCCAATTAGCATTAGCACTCGCGATGTCACTATTGGAAGGATCGCCAGAAATTCGAATAACTCTGCAGGTTCTATCTGCTCCTGCAGTTGTATCGATTTCTTCTTTGGATCTTCCGTTGATAGTTGAGCCAGCGGTATAAGCCATATCAACTGCCCTTGCGACAGTTGCTCTGACTAGAGTACCAGTAGCCTGAATTTCAAATAGATCATCGGGATTGTCATACACAAACGCTGTCGCACCAGCCGAAGGATTTGTCACTGTGACACTTCCCGGCCAGTAGTTGTTGAACGTTGGTTTACCAGTTGTTGGATCGTTGTAGAAACAACCATTGAAAATACCCACATTACGCGTTGAAGTTGAAGCTGCTGCTTCACCAACATATCCAGCGTTAATTGCATTGCCACCCTGACCAGTGCTAGCGCCGCAGTCAACAATATCGCCTGCGTATATTACGCCGGCGTAACCGCTTTCGATTACGTATGTTGAGGTACCTTCAGAAGTCGGCCTACTACCTAATCCACCCACCTGTCTAAAACCGAACGGTGCGTCTATATTTGCCATATTATTACTCCTTGTAAATAACTTGCGTTATTTACGGTTAATTAAATTCAGTGATAAAGAAAAATTACTCTTTCTTTGTACCACCGAAGGTTACGCGAGATTGCCGCTCCTGTTGGATCGGCATACTCTTATGTTGCTCCTTACCAAGATCGTACTCTAATGCTTCGTTAGCATCGGATGTCATTTTTTGATAATACGCATCACGCTGCTTAGCGATCTCTTCTGGTATCCTTGCCAACACAAGGCCACCAACTCCGATTAAGCCCTTATATTTCCCTTCATTGATTACAGGATATTCGGATCCAGGGTATTCATCTGCTCGGACTAATTCCCAGCCGGATCTGATTTTACCTTGTACATTTTTGGTATCGTCAAATCCCATTGTTTCTACCCTAATCCATCTATGCCTGAAACCCGTCGGGGCTTTGGGAGCATCTAAAGATGATGGTGGAGTCCAAACCTTTGGTCTTTCAGTTTTAGACCTAGTCTGACTCGCGCGAGAAGTTTTGTTTTCTGTCATATGCTTATACCTCCTTCACGTTTAATAATTGTTTCGCATATTCTTCGAGTGGCACATTCAATTTTCGTGCAATTTGCACTTGTGATGATGTGAGCTTCACACTTTTGCGGCCTGGTTTCACGCCTCGTTTCACCGAAGCAACTGTCTGAACAGTTTTGGCCGTTCCTTCTTTTCTATCAAATTTATGAGGAAAGTCAACTTTTATTCTTTTGTCTATTTCTGCATAGTACTCATCTGATTTAGGGTCAAAGCCTTCTTTTTCTACCAGGTCTTTATGAATTTCAAACGCCGTGAAAGTCATGGCTCGGTTTTGACCGAACCAATTATTCTTCGTCGCCCAATCTTCTGCCTTCTCGTCAACTTGAGGAAGCTTCGGAGTCTGCTCCGGAGTTCCTCCACCATATGCAGGAGTTCTCGGCTCCTTTTCATAGGTGTCTCGTCTTAATTTTTCAGATTCAACACCTTTGGCATCACTTGTCAAAGTACTCAATTCGGCCTGAGCTTCAACCTGTTTTGCCGTGTCTCCTGATTCAATAGCCGATGCTAATTTTCCTTTAACCGCATCCAATTGGCTTTTGATCCTTGATTCTGAATCGCTAAGGTAAGCGGAATCTAGCTTAGCGTATCTTGATTCCCATTGTTTTCGTTTGTGTTCTACGCCTTCAGCGTATTGCACTGCAGCATCTTTCTGTCGTTCTGCCTCTCTCCATTTCTTGGTTAATTTAGCAATCCTATTATTGACCGTATCACTATATTCTTCTAGCTTTTCGTCTTGCGGTTTGCTCGTACCTTTATCGTCCGAGCTATCTCGAACATCCACGCGCTCATCAGATTCCGCAGGTGCGTCATCGGACTTAGCAGTGTCTTCAGTAGTTTTCTCATCTTTAACCTCTATTTCTGGTTCGGCTTCTATTTTCTTTTCTTCTGGTATACTGACCTCGGCACCCGGACCACTCGTGTCGATGTCTACCAATTTACCTTGTTGTTTTTCTTTGTCGTCTGGCATAGTTCCTCCTATGATTATATGTCATGCAAGATCTGTTCTGGATCTTGTATTGTTGCCAGGATCTCATCTTCATTTAAGATCCTTATTTCTCCCCCTTCAATTTTAAAACGTGAGCCTGCATAACGTGCAAACATCACCCAATCTCCTTTCTTGCACCACGCTCCACGTGGATATCTTTCTTTATCTCGATAACAATCAGGTCCAACCTCTAATACTAAGCCACATACAGTAGCCACATGTTGTCTTTCTGCTGCTGTATCAGCAATATGTACTCCACCTTTTGTAATTCTTTTCGGTTTAAAAGGTAGAACTAAAATTCTCCATCCTGTGGGTTTGGGAAGATGTATAGCTTCCGGTGGTTTATTACGATTTGCTTCTTCGTTAACCTTTGGTAGGTTTTGGTTCTTTGTCGATTC